CGGTCTTCTTTTCAGCTAGGAACATAAGACTCATAACAAGTCTTGTTGCTTTCATTCTTATATGCTCTTAATATTTGTTTACGGTTTTCACCATCAGCACGATAAGAACAATGTACCCACCCGGAATTAGGTTCATCTAAATTATGAAATTCCAATATCATTTGGTCAAATTCGCAACTTTCAGAAATCCATTTTACTAATTCTGCATTGCTCAATCCAAACACCTCAAAATCGGCCGCCTGGCCTTTAGCATGCTGTGAATTTTTGCTTGAGCCTATTGCCTCACATAACTCTGGACTACGGTACCCACTAGATATGGTAACTACTTTACCAAAATGGTCTCTAACTTTTTGTAGTACATTCTCACACAATGCTTTTAAAGCGTTCATGTGGTCTTCACTAGGGTTATTACTAATACCCTTACGGACTGCTGTTTGTGAAGCAGTCATTTCTTTTAAACTAAAATTATTACTTAACTTCATTATTTACCTCTTGTTATCTGTAAAAATTTTTCTATCTGTGCCTTAATAATTGGTGTTCTATTTGGCCAATGTATGTAAGGTTCATCACTCTTCATAAGATTGTATAAAAAAGGAAGTATTAATTTCTCTGCCTCTTTAAATCTTTTTGTAACATCTTCAGTTTCTAATACTTCGGTTACCTTATCTTTTTCTGCTACTATTTGCATGATTTCATTCATCATACTTTTAATATCACCTACATCTGATTTAACTTTCGCCAATTCAACATTATTGGTTTCTATGACGGAAGTATCAACACTCGGTGTAGATTCAGGTGCTTTACTAACTGGTGTAAAACCCCAATCTTGGTCAAGGTCATATTCTCTTAAATAATCTGGTATATCTTTTGCCATTACTTTTTACCTTGTTGTCTTTTACGGTGTTTTGCTACCACTTGTTGAGTTTTTACTTCTTTTATAGACCTTTTTCTATGTTGTTGTGCCAACTCGCTGGTCGGATGAGCGTCTGCAATTCTTGATAGATTATCTTTCCAGCCTCCATCATTCTTCATATTACCCATGCCTCTAACACCACTTGATATATTTATAGTTGTAAGTTTCTGTTCAATGTGTTTATTCTTTTTTAGAAAAGCTTCCTTTTCTGCAATGGACATCATATCATCATAAACTTTACCTGTTTTCTTATTTTCAAAGGTGTATATTGGCATTTTATCCCTTAAATGGGTCTTTGTGTGTAAAGTGTTTATTAATTACTTCTAATTGTTCCTCATAGTGAGCAATCTCTTTTAATTCTTTTTCAATTGTTTCTATGTGGTCAGGATGACTAGCAACACCAACAGGTTTTTGTAAAAAAACCTCTACATTTGATTTGTGCTTTGCTATATGTCCTTCGGCATGTTTTTTAATTGCCTCTATTATTTGTTCACGCATTTTTTTTCTCCTTCATTATTCTTCCATAATTTGGCCACCCAAATTTATCAGGTGACTCATCTATATAACGCCATCTAATAACGCCTGTACTAGTATTTCTTTCGTAAATTTTTGGTCTTTGTTTAGATGTATTGTTCTTGTTCTTCATTGCCATAAATTTTACCTTCTTTGAACCATTCTGGTACTTTTGCTGGACTTTTCCAAGTAGCAAATCTTTTTTTCTCTAATATATAATAGTTTCTATAACTAGCTACTGCGTCACCGTCAACTTTACAATATTCAGGCATTGCTGGTTTAGGGTCAGTTGCAATTACATTATATTTAGCGTTCATTGGTGGATGTTTTAAAACTTCACCAAGTTTATCAATTGTTACATGATTCTTTGTATGATTATATCTTTTTTTATACTCTTCATTAAGAGCTATCATATGTTTATATAACCATATGTAATTGTAGGCAGACTCAAACAACCATATTGTACTAGGATGTTTTACCCAACCTGCTTTGTATAGCAATGGTTCTAAATTAGGATTAGGGTGTGTCCATCTTTTAATTTTTCTACCATTTTTAGTCTTGCCATAATACTCTGTACCATCTTGTACTCTATGACATGTACATAATAATTGTGCCGACTCTAATATCATCTTAACAATGTGTTTATCACACATTTGTTCAGCAGCTTTTACTGGATGTTTATCTACATAAAATACATTCATTAATTCACCGTCTTTCTAAAATAATCATCACGACCATACTTCTTACATAATTTAGAGAACACATTAAACCAGAAATTCTTAGCCCAATCTGTTCTTGAATCTCTACATGCTGTTTCAGCATTTGCGATTCTTTTATCTTTTAAACTTTCTGTAATCATAACTTCATTATATAACATTTATTTGTCTTTGGCAACCTCTAAATATCTTTTATTAATTGTTTTTTCAGTAGGAAGTTCATTCCACTCCATTATCTGGTCTAATTTAAGTCTAATTTCATCTGGATCCAAACCTAATTTTTTCATTTCCTCTGCACCCATATTTCTAAAAAATGACTCGTAATCTCTATTTTTTAGGTCTCTACTACCTAATTTTTTAAAAAAATCTTTATAAACTTTGTTGTTATCTCTGACTCTTTTCGCTCTAGCTTTTGCGTTAGTAGCCTCTTTTTCGTAATCTTTTTTGATTTTGGTTTCGTCTTCTTCTTTGGCAACTTTTCTACTCCTTAATGATATGTTAGCTGCTATTAATAATAATACAGCCAATGGGTCAAATACAAATATTAATACTATTATTACCCACCTAACAGCTTTGTCAAAATGGTCTTTTGCATTTTCACCATATATTAATTCTGCAATATATTTAATTGGTCCTACTTCGGCTTCTATCTTATCTTGCTCTAATGCAAGTTCAGATTTCTTTAATGTTAAATTAGATATCTTATCACTTGCCTCATTTATGGCCGTTGTAAGTAATGTTCTTTCTTCTTCTTGTTTTTTTCTTTCTTTTAAACCTCTTGTAACATACTCCATATCAATGTATTTGTCAAGAGCTTTATCAAGTTGGTCAAGTGTCTTTTGTGACCTGTCTATAATTATTTGTTGTTGAGTTATTTGTTTATCAATTAATTCAATCTTTATATTATTAGATGATACTGGTTGCACTTGGTCTAGGTGCGCCTTTGATAAGAAACCAAAGATACCCATAGATGTGATAAAGATTAATACCACTACAGCAAATGTTAAATACATTTTAATAGTATATGGTACTAACTTATTGCGCCAGTTATTATACAACCACGAAGCTGCAACTAATTTACCAACCTCTAATGCACTACCCATAGCAATAATTGGTACAACTGCACCTGCAAATAAAGTAGATAAACCTACAATAGAATAGCCAGCAGCTATTACAGATATAGATATCGCACTTAAAAATGTTATTAATATTGTAAACATATTATTATTTAGATGATTGTACTACTTCTATTTTTTTTATCGTATTGATAACTCTTGAAGAATAGTCTGTTGTAGTAGAAAATGCTTTTAAAGTTTTAATAAGTTTTATTGAATCTAACTCTTGATTGGTAGCCAACATTTTAGTTCTCATTATTCTAAAGTCTTCATATGCTGGGTGTTCATTTAACAATCTAATATATTCTTTAACTGAATCACATTTAGTTTCAAATACTCTAACACCCCAACCTTGCCATTTATCCATGCCTTTTGGTAGTAAATGTGGTGCTGTTGATTTAAATACTCTGATACCAAATAAATTGTTTGCCTCTTTAGCAAATCTTGACATGCCCCAACCAGACTCTAATACTGCCTGACCAACTAACATATCTATTGGTACTCTTTTATCAACTGGTGTTGTAAAGTTTAAATAGTCAACACAATAACCTAGTTCTTTTACAAACTCTTTTTTGTTCTTGTATTTCATTTTTTTTGATACAAGACCAAGACTTTGTGCCCATAAGGTATGCTCTTGTCTTAATTCTTCATTAGCCCATTTTTTTGCTAAAGAATTAGGATAAAATGTACCTGCACCATACACAATTGTTAATATTAAAGTAGACCATAATAGTCTTTTAGTCCACATCCAAAATGGAAAGTTTGCTATTTCTTTTTTGATTTTTCTAACCACTAAGCCCTCCTGATTACAATATAATCATAACTAGTAATGGACTCTGGTTCATTTACGCCGTATTCTGACCAAGTACCAATATCAATATTTTTATTCTTCTTTTGAAAGAATTGTAAATTATCGTTACTTATATATTTAGACATTGTTTTAAAGATTTTTTCTGATTGTTTTTCAGTAAAATTATCTGCAACATCTGAAGCCCAATTACCAGTATAATAGGTCATTGTCTTCTCGTTACCGTCAATAAAATTGTCTAGTTTTTTGGGGACGCCACTAATAACATTTTTTAAATAGTGGTCTAGTTCTTTTGATTTTTTTCTCACTTGTGCCATAATATATTTCCTCTCTCATTATAAACCTTTGATTAAAAATTTATTGATTACATTTTTAGTTGGTATCACGGTAGTATTACCACCATCACTCAACTCGTTATGTTCATCATAATTATAATCACTCATTAAAACATGTACATCTTTGTTTTCTTTTACTAACCAACCAGTAGATACACAAATAGCAGGCTTGCTTTTCTGAATTTCTTTCAGAGTTCGCCAACCTGAATCACTTTGAATATCCTCCCAATATACCATGTAGAAATCAAACTCAAACGGTATGCCTGGAAGTACATCTGATTTTTGTCGTTTAGCCATATTTTAAGAACACTCTTTATCTTCTATTTTACTACCTTTCAATAGTGAACACTTATATTTACTATCTGCGTTCATTCTTAATTCAGCAGCTATACTTTCTAAAATTGATGGTAAATGTTTTTCTAAAACACTTGTCATCTCTAAAGAAAACTGATAAGCAATTTTAGCCATCTCAGCCTCTAATACAGACATATCTACACCGTTACCACTTATGTTTTCTTTTATAACATGAGCGACAACAGCTGTGTTGTAGTCATCTGCTTGTACTGATTTTGCAAAGGCATTTAAACCAAACCACAAAACAGCAAGTATTAGTATCATTTTTTTCATAATATATCCTTTCTCAATATTTATTGGTATACTATACACTAAAAATTGCCTCGAGTCAAGCGTTTTTTTCGCCTTATTTTACTTATTTTTTTGTGGTTTTGTTCTATTTTTGTTCTGGTTCTGGTCTAACAAATTTGTCATTCCAACCAAATGCTTCTTTAACAACTGATTCGGTCAAACCTTTATACATTTTATTTAAAGATTTGTTTTTCATACCAAGTAAAACATCAGCCTCATCTTTATGTAAACCCTCTAATATTTGAATAAACATAGTTTCTTTTTGTGTCTTTGTAAGTTGATTGTCTGCGCCTGTTACAAAATGCCACAATCTTTTAGCTTCGTTTCTTAATAGACCGTGTTCAGTACCAATTGGTGCCTCATTAGCAATAAATGGTGGGTTACCATCTGGTAAATCCCACTTTATACTAGGGTCAAATGCACCTTTTAAAACTTGTCTTAATGGAGCATTATCGTATTCTTTTAATACTGCTACCTTTTTTGGTTTATCTTTTGCGTTGTTAACTTTTGTAAGAACCTCTGAAAACAATACTACTTGTTCACCTGCACCTCTTGTGCCGGCCACAGCTGCCATTGCTTTTGGATTCATTAAATTTGGATTTCTTTGTTGTTGCTCTGCCATAATTTCTCCTTCAATTCATATTTCTATTTATACGACACATATACCACGAATACCAATGCCATGATAAACATTGTTATTAGTACATGATTGCCTAAATTCCACGCACTTTTTCCTACTGTATTAGGGTTTTTAGGGTCAATAAATTTGTTCATATAAAATTTCTATTTTTATACCACTTATAAAAAGCCTTATCTGTAAATAATTCTGCTATTTCTGATGGTGGTACTTGTTCAGTTTTTATACATGTTTCAAGACTCTCATACTCATAAGTATCAACCTTTCTTGTCATGGTTTTATCTTTATGAGATTCAGCTAATGTCTGTACTAATCTTTGTTGTTTAGTTTTAGCAGTTGTCATCTGGTGGTCCGTTATCATTCTCGTCTTTATGGTTACTATCTAAATTTTTTATTATAACATACAAAGCCACTATTGAAATTGGTACACCTAAAAAAAATAATCCTAATAAATCCATTAAAACTTTCTAACAATATGTCTTCTTAATGCTCTAGTTAATTCTTCCATTTTATCTATAATAGCAATCAAACTAGGGTCTGTAATATAATTTCTTTGTTCTTTTAATTTATCGTATTCTTTTAAAGATATCTGCACCATAGGACTTGGTGGTTGATGTTCGTTTTCCATTGTAGCGTCAAGCGCTCTTTGTTTTTCTTCACTATCTGTCATAAAAACCTTTTGGTTAACCTAAATGAAAACGGAGGACCTGGGGCCCTCCGTCTCCTGATTTTAAATTATGCTGAGTAAGCGACTTGCTTACCGAACACAGCAGTAATACCAGCAGCTATAATAGCTTTTGATGGTGTTCCTACTCTGTAAGAAACGCCTTTTGAAGACCTATTTTCATAAATCATCATTCCTTCGTTTCTTAATTTACCAACCATTGCAGCTGGTGATTTAAGGTCGTATGTGTTTCTCATTTGTTTCCAAGAAACATCAGCACCTTTAGCAAAAAGATTTCTCAATTTTGCTGTTTTTGTTAGTTTAGCTTTTGCCATAACTTTTTCTCCTTTTAGGGTTTTTAAAAAATTAAACATATGTTTAACATCCTTTCTTTGAGTTTAATGTACTCCTACAATTGCTTAGCAAAGCGTACTTTAGTAGTTTGTTAAGCGAATTCATTTATTCTCCGGGTCAAAGTCTGGTGTAAATTGTATATCAGCCATATCTGATAGGTCTCTTACTTCGTCCTCTACATCTCTTGACAATGGTTTATGTGGTCTATGTTTTATATCTAATACTTTTGAATAATCTAGTCTAGCAGATTTATTCTTACCACTTGCATTTAAAGTTACCATTTTGTCAGTAAGTTTCTGTGCTGGGTGTGGTTTATTAAAATCACGGTATATTAATCCTCTAATAGAGTCTATAACAAGTGCCAAGTCAGCTGTAAATGTTAATTGATTAGTTCTAATACCCATATTCACAAATTTATCTAATAATTGATAAGCAATATCATCTACATTTCCCTCAACAAATTCTTTTGTTTGTTGTTCAACTAATTTTTGATGTTGTTTAGGGTCAACAGGATGTTCAACATTTTCTCTGTTTTTAATCTTGTTGGTTGGAAACAATATAACATTATCATTATCATTCACTTATAAGTTCTCCCTTGAAATTAACTTTACCTTTATCGGCAAAATGTTCTATTAACTGATTATAACCACCAATTAATTTACCATCAATTTTAATTTGTGGCATTGTTCTAACATTTTTACCAATGTCTTCAATTAGTTTACTAGGGTCAGAACCAAAATCTTTTTCTAAAGACTTTTCTTCGTATTCAAGGCCAAGATTCTTTAATAAACTTTTGGCCTTGTTACAAAAGACACAATTATTTTTACTATAAATTGTTATTGTCATCTTTTTTCTTTTTTAGGTTATCCCATGCTTGCTTACTCTCATCATTTAGATTATAAGCGTCAACAGCTTGTTCAATAGTGTAATTATACATCTTATTGTACTCGCCTAGAGGTAATCTCATACCAATCCATGTTCTATAATAACCATTTTTAGTTAAGGTAACATCTTGTTCAAAGATTTCATAACCTCTAACAGGTGTATCTGTAATAATGTTTACTATTATTGTTTCAACCTCTGTTACCACGGTTTTAGTTTCTGTTTTACCAAGTTCTTTAATGAATTGTTTTGACTCTTTATTCATTTCACCCTTGATAATATCTGCCAATTCAGATTTAGCCATCATTTTAGCTTTCTCTATTGACAATTG